AGACGGCCTTTTATAGACGGCCCACATTTTGAACTAAACTAAGGAGATAAGATATGGCAGGAGAAAAAGAACCAAGACCTGAACTTATAGAAGATTTAGAGAAGTTTAGAGATAGATTTTATGGTGGTCCTCTTGCAGATCAAATGTCTTTACACCAGGGTTTAAAGAACGAAGGAAGGTCTGACTTGATTAAGTTAGTAAACAGAGGTTATTCTAATGGTGGACAATTTAAAGGAACTTTTTAAGGAGATAAAAAATGTCAATTCAAGCTGAAGACGAAAACATTATAGTTATAGATGCAGGCCAAGCGTTTGAAGAAGCTTTTAAGAGAGGACTAAAGGACGCTGATGGGTTAATGTATATGTACACAAAAGGTGGAAAACATTTTTTTAAAGACTCATCCACTAGAAAATACTCCAGTTATATGGGCGGTGGCCATGTTAAGATGAAAGGTTATACGATTGGCGGTAGTGTTGGATATTCTATGGCAGGCACAGGTGCCGCTCTTAAAGGAAAAGGCTGTAAAGGACTTTTTTAATGAGCAGTAAACTGGCTAGACAGGATCTTGAGGAAAAACAAGCCCATAGGCGTAGGCGTACAAGAAGAATTATGTCCGAGAAGCCAGATACGACTACAAGTAACAAGAAAACTATAAAAGTTAAAAAAGGGAAGTTTGGAGATACAGACGGTAGCGGGGTCTATTCTTTTGATGAATTAAAGGATCTTACAAGTAGAGGGTTAAACTGGCTTTTTTCGCCAAAATTTAAAAAGAAGGAACAGAAAAAATATGAATCCCCTAAAGTCTACGAAGCTAAAAAAGGTGGTCAGGTAAAATCTAAAGGTTATTCCCGTGGTGGGCAATTTAAGGGTACATTTTAAGGAGATAAGATATGTCGGGTAAAAAAACTAGGAAAAAGAAGAAAAGTGTCAAACCTGAAGTGATAAGCTTTACAAAAGAAATTTTCGACAGAAAGTTTGACTATCCTATTAAACAAATAGAAGACCTGATTGCAAATGTTTTTCCTCATAAACGAAAAGCTAAAGGTGGCCAGGTAAAATCTAAGGGTTATTCCCGTGGCGGGCAATTTAAGGGCACTTTTTAAAAAATGGATGTTGTAACATATGCAGAACATATGTATAAGGTTTTAGGAGAGCGTGAAGAACAACTAAAAGATGCTCTTGCTAATGACGCTCCCAAAGATTGGGAGCAGTATAAAATGATGGTAGGTGAGATACGGGGCATCGCCTTTGCCAGAATGGAATTTAAAGCCCTGCTGGAGAAAAACACTGACGATGCAGAAGACATTATACGTTCCTGACCATATAGTGCAGAAAAGAAATGAAGAAAAACAACAGAACGCTAAAAAAGCTTATGTTGATGCAAATAATAAGGTCTTAGATCCTTCCCTTCTAGAAAAATCCTTGCTTGAAAGATTACCGCAACCAACTGGTTGGCGTATTCTTGTTATGCCTTATCAAGGACGAGTAAAGACGGATGGAGGATTAATTGTTCCTGATCAGATAAGAGAACGGGAAGCATTAGCTACGGTTGTAGCTTATGTTCTACGAGTAGGCCCTATGGCATACAAAGACCCCAACAAGTTTGGGGAAAACGCTGAACCCTGGTGTAAAGAGGGCGAGTGGGTGTGTATAGGACGCTATGCAGGTTCTCGGTTTAAGATTGAAGGTGGTGAAGTTCGGATTCTAAACGATGATGAAATAATCGCAACTATTCTTGAGCCAGACGATATTTACCATATATAGGAGATGTCATGACTGACAAGGAAGAAACAAAAATAGAAACTGAAGCTAGTTCTGAAGAAGGAGAAACTGTAGAAGTTCAAGTTGAAGATCCGAAGACAGAGGGTACTTCTCCACAGGAGGCTACAGAAAGTTCTGGAGAAACTTCACAAGCTGAAGAAATAGAAAATTATAGTAAAGGTGTCCAAGAGCGTATAAAGAAGCTTACCTCTAAGTACCGTCAGGAAGAGCGTGACCGTGAGGAAGCTCAACGTCTGTCGCAGAAACTTCTGGAAGAGAATAAAAATCTTAAAAGTAGGATGAAGAATCTCGATCAGGGTTACTTGGTGGAATATGGAACCCGGCTAGAGAGTCAGGAAGAACAGGCCAAACGCTTGTATAAAGAGGCTCATGAAGCTGGTGACACCGATAAAATGGTCGAGGCCCAACAAGCTTTAGCAAAAATCGCTATCGAACAAGAACGATATAGGATGGCTAAATCAGAGAATGAAGTGGAAAAAGAGACAGAAACAGTGCAAGCAGAGGCCCCTAAACAACCTCAAGCACAGCCTCAACCTCCTAAAGTTTCTGAAAAAGCGAAGACTTGGGCAGAAAAAAATGAGTGGTTTGGGTCAGATAATACAATGACTTACGCTGCTTTTGGTATTCATAAACGCATGGTTGAAGAAGAAGGGTTTGACCCAGAGAGCGATGAGTACTATAGTGAGATCGATAAACGCATGAAGGATGAGTTTCCTCATAAGTTTAGTCGGAAGAATAACGGGAATGGAGCACAGGTCGCCCCTGCTGCTGCTTCGGCTTCCCGCAACACAAAACAGGGACGCAGGTCGGTCAAACTCACGCCATCACAAATTGCGATGGCTAAAAGGTTAAATGTTCCGCTTGAAGAATACGCTAGGTATGTAAAGGATTAGAGATGACAGACAGAAAACCAAGGAACCAAAACACTCGTGAAGCTGATTCACGCAGAAAGCCGTGGGCACCACCAAATCGCCTACAAGCACCTGATGCCCCAGATGGGTATGTGCATCGATGGATACGAACTGAAGTAAGAGGTGAAGATGACAAAACAAATGTCTACACCAGACTACAGGAAGGGTGGGAACCCGTCCGTTCAGATGAGTACCCTGATATGGATGTACCGACTATCGAAGATGGGAAGTACGCAGGAATGATTGGAACAGGTGGATTGATGCTAGCCCGCATCCCTGAAGAGACAGTACATGAAAGAGCCGAGTATTTCGGGACCCGGACCCGCCAACAAATGCAAGCTGTGGATTCTGACTTAATGAAGGAGCAACATCCTTCAATGCCTATAACTAATGATAGGCAAAGTCGTGTAACCTTTGGAGGATCACAAGGAGACTCCAATAAATGAAACCCTTTTTTGAAGGAGCTATAAAATGGCAAATGCTAATGGAGCTTTCGGTCTAAGACCGCATAGCAAGCTTGGTTCAAGCACCAATTCTACTGGTTTGACAGAATATCGCATAGCCTCCGATAACTCTAACCCAATATATCAGGGCATGGCGGTTATTCCGCTTGCTGCTGGTGTTATTGATGATTTGCAAGCTGCTGCTGGTGGATCTGTCTCTATTGTTGGAGTTTTTAACGGCTGCGAATATGTATCGTCAACTACCGGTGAAAAAATTTATTCTAACTACTGGCCTGGTTCTGGGGCAGATTCAAATCATCCTGTAAAGGCTTTTTTGTATGATGATCCAGATCAACTGTTCACTATTGCAACGTCTAATGTTGTGTCTGGTCAAAACACAGAGGCTGAAGTCAGAACCTCTGTTTTTGCAAACATACAGATGGCAACTGGTAACAGTGGCTCAACTACCACAGGTATGTCTTCCGCTACTGCGGATTTAAATACCGTAGCAACCACCAACACGCATGCTTTGAGAATCATGGGCATCCTAGATGACCCTGCAAACTCAGATTACACTGCTGCTGGTATCCCATTAATCGTTCGTATAAACAACCACTTCAATGCACCTACTGGGTCTATTGCACAGGGTACTGTTTCTACGACTGCTGTGTAAGGAGTTAAATCAATGGCAATTTCTAGAGCACAACTCTCTAAAGAACTCGAGCCTGGTCTTAATGCCTTATTTGGCATGGAATACGCTCGGTATGAGAACCAACACGCAGAGATTTACACTACTGAGTCTTCAGATCGTGCATTTGAAGAAGAAGTAATGCTCTCTGGTTTTGGAGCTGCACCAACTAAGTCTGAAGGTTCGGCTGTATCATTTGATGATGCGGTAGAATCTTTCACTGCTAGGTACAACCACGAGACTATAGCACTAGCATTCTCAATTACTGAGGAAGCTGTGGAAGATAATCTGTATGACAGACTTTCTTCTCGTTATACTCGTGCTCTTGCACGATCCATGGCACACACAAAGCAAGTTAAGGCAGCTGCTGTTCTTAACAACGCTTTTGACTCCACGGTGACAGGCGGTGATGGAAAGGAACTTTGTGCAACTGACCACCCATTAACAAATGGTGGTTCGTTGAGAAATGAACCTTCTACAGCTGCAGATTTGAATGAGACTTCTCTTGAGAACGCTCTCATTGATATCGCTGGTTATACTGATGAAAGAGGCTTGAAGGTCGCACTTCGAGGCATGAAGCTTATTATTCCTCGTCAGTTGCAGTTTATCGCTGACAGGTTAATGTCTTCAACACTGCGACCCGGAACAGCGGATAATGACGTAAATGCTATGAGCAACATGGGAATGTTGCCTGAAGGATACTCAGTTAATGACTTTTTAACTGATACCGATGCATTCTTCGTTATGACTGATGCTCCAAGGGGTTTCCTACATTTTGAAAGAACACCTCTTTCAACTAATATGGAAGCAGACTTTGACACAGGTAACATGAGATATAAGGCTCGTGAGCGTTATTCTTTTGGTTATTCTGACCCACGTTGCGTATACGGTTCGCCCGGAGCGTAAGCTTGGTTTTATCTATGTTTATGAAGGGCGGCTAAAGTCGCCCTTTATTTTTTTAAATTACTTGTTATAATGATTTATTCTTGACAGTTACATTGGGTAACTGACAATAGCCAAGACAAGGAGATTACATATGGCTAATACAACATTTAAAGGAACAGTTCGTTCCGAAGGTGGTTTTAAGGTAATTAATGAAAATAGCACAACAGGTGCTATTACACAAACTGGCTTTTCAGTAAATTCAACTGGACAATTAATTTCACTTGGAACAAGAAAAATCCAAACATTTGCTATAAGTTTGGCTGATACAGACGCAGCCGACACTACTTATGCAGATGATGATGTTCTTGTGGAACTAGGTGAATTAAACACAGATCATCCAGATGCTTTGGTGACAGCAAGTAAATTCTTTATTCACAAAGTAGTACTTGGCGTTACAACTGCTGCTACTAGTGATGCTCAATCTTTAGCTAACTTACAACTTAGTGCGACTTCAGGTACAGCTACTAACGCTGCTATATCTTCAGGTACAGAAATTGTAGGAGCTGGCGTTGCAGCTTTCTCACCAACACTTTCAGCCGCTCTTTCTGTGACAGAAATTGATATTGATCTTGATGCTACTGCTGGTACTTTTCATGTGTTTGAACCTAATGTAAGTGCAGCTATAGCTAGTAAATATCTGTATATGGGTGCAGGTGCTGCTTGTGATACTGCTTTAACAGCTTTTAGAGGCACTCTTGAAATAGAATATTCAGTTTATTAATCGTAGGGGGGAGAAATCCCCCTTTTTAAAAAGGAGATATAGATGGGTATTTCAGACGTAAAGGTACTAACAGTATCTGATACGAATGCAGCAGATGCCGATAGATTAGTTACTGCAGCTAGACCTAACACCGATGCGACTATGGCAGCAACTACTCATGCGAATGGAACAGCTAGAAATGTCACAGTAACTACATCGGGTACAGGCGATAATGCTAAAACTTGTACTATTACAGGTACCGATGTCTTTGGCGATGCGATGACGGAAGTTATAACATCAACAAGTTCTGCCGAGACGGTTGCTGGTACTAAGTATTTTTTAACAGTGTCCGCAGTTGCTTGTTCAGCTCAGTATGCAGCTAATATAACGGTAGGTTCAGGTTCTCTTTGTGCTCAAGCAGTTGAAGGAAGTAATAGACTAAGGCTTAAAGGTATGTCTATTGTTTCTGGAGGAACAGCCGGTACAGTTACTTTTTATAACGGTGCACCAGAGGATGGGACAGCGTTGTTTACAGCACGAACCGTGGGTACGGCTAATCAAACTGTAGATAGAACTATTCCTGAGAATGGGGTTTTATTTGATAGTGGTATGTCGGTTCAGTATACGCTTGATGTAACTGATATGCTGACAATATTCTATGCGTAGTTTACTTATGGCCTGGTACAAGGTTCTTACCTATAGGTTAAGAACTCCCAAGATGCCTGATATATTTGGAATTAGGGCTAAAATTCGTGCAAGGAATGAGCAAGGGCATTTTATAGCTGACGATCCTAGCACCCCAGAAAATGAGGCTTGGGAAGAAAAGCCGAAGGCAAAAGGTAAGAAAAGAGGGCCATATAAGAAGAGGGCAAAGAAGAAATGACAACGTCCAGTTCTAGAGATTTTGACCTTGATG